CTTAATAACGGCGACTACAGATAACACTGTAGAACCGCCTAAAACCTTTAAATTGCAACTTAGGGAGGGCAGCATAACGGGCGCGATACTCGCAGAAAGCGCAGTTGTTACAATTAACGATACAACCACTATCCCAGTAGGTGTGCAGTGGTATTGGGTTTTTAAGCTAACAGGGAATACGCTACCTATTAGCGACGTAATATCAATTCATTCTAACTATACGCCTAATCTGTGGTTTTTTAACACATACAGGGCTAATGGTGCTGTTATAGACCAAAATTCTCCTATATATGACCCGTCCGAAGTTATTGAAACCATATTTTATAGATACCCAATCGACTCTATTTTTGACCCACATGACTATAACAATATGTATTTTCGATGCAATCTACAAAACATCTATTCGGATGCGGTTATTGGTGTACTGGATTTTATTATCACCACAAACGCCCTATATTTTCATGATGTGATGAATGGAGCTACTCTGCACTCTTATGGTAGCCAGTATTATGGTTATGATGGCCGCGCTTGGTATAGATAATATGAGTGATTTTCTTTTCCCAAAAAACCTAACAGGCTATCAGTGGGACTGCACTAAAAAACCTGTCTTTAACAACGTCACGCACGCACCGACGAATGGACGTGATGTGACCCTGTCGCTGTACTCACAGCCTGTTTATGAGTTTGTGCTGCACAACGGCTGGCTGACAAAAGCCGATAAAAACACGCTGATTAATTTCTTTATTTCACGCGGTGGGTCGTTTGATAGCTTTCTATATGATGACGAAGACAGTGCGATAAGTCATTCGGTGTTTGCAGTGGGCGATGGCGTTATGACTGACTTTCAATTAACAAAGGTCACGAATTTAGCGATTGAGACCGTGAATAATTGCGCGGCTAATCCCTCTATTTATCTGGACGATGTCCTGCAAACAGGCTGCACAGTCAGTGGGTCAGGTCTAGTGACAATGGCAGTCGCACCTGCTATTGGTGCAGTGTTGAGTTGGTCGGGGACGGCTTATTATCGCTGCGTTTTTGCGGATGATAATCTGGAATACAACCAGTTCGCTAACCTGCTTTATGACTGCGATACGATTACTTTTAAAGGTTCAATGGCGACTAAATTATGAAAGAATTAACGACGGGCTTGATTGATTTATTGGCAGGTTATCAGTTTATTGTTGCTGAGCTGTACACGATTACATTGGCAAACGGTACGGTGTTGAGATACACGTCGGGCGACGGCGATATTGTGGTGGCGGGTGAAACGTGGACTGTAGAGCCGTTTCGGCTGGAACGCGGTGATATTAGCATTTCAACGGGCATGAGTGTTGACGAGGTGAAGCTAACGATTTATACCAGCTCGGACAGTACGCTAAACACTTTAACGCTACCGAATTTTACGCGTATTGGCGGCTTTGATAATGCGCGGGTGTCGATAGATTTAGCGGTTATGCCCAGTTATCGGGATGTCAGCAATGGCTTGATTAATCTGTTTGATGGCAATGTCTCAGACATTGAGCCATCGATGAATAAAATAGATTTAACGATCAGTGCGATGACTAATCGCCTGGATGCTCAGATCCCTAATGCAGTGTATCAACCCTCCTGTACGCATACTTTATATGACGGGCGGTGCAGTGTTGATCGTACACCGTACAGCGAAGTCAACTACACAGTAGCAGGGGCAAGCGTAGAGCAGATATGGTTCGATTCACCGACGGGGGACGGCTTCTTTAATTTGGGTAAAATCACCTTTAACACGGGCTTAAATGCGGGCTTATCTCGAACAGTGAAAAGCTACGCGCACTATGCCACGGCAGTTGCGGTGGTTAACCATAAGTTTCCTTATCAGCCAGAAATTGGTGATGAATTTGTGATTGTCGCGGGGTGCGATAAGTTGCGCACCACTTGTGCTAATCGGTTTCATAACGAGGCTAATTTTCTAGGCTGGGAATATATGCCCGTGCCTGAGGCTTCAGTATGAATAGTACAGATGCGATTAATCCTGTCAGTACAGACGCGATTAATCGCGTCTCTACACGCGCCGCCATCATAACAGAAGCTAAAACATGGCTACGCACTCCATGGCGACACGCAGCGGCAATCAAAGGCGCGGGTGTTGATTGTGGTCGAATTGTGATTGAAATCTATGCTAATTGCGGCTTGATAGAGCGTTTTGTTCCCGATTACTACCCGCAAGACTTTGCCCTGCATTCCAGCGAAGAACGGTTTTTAACTAACATTGAGCGTTATGCGGCGCGTGTTGATAACGCTAAACAGGGCGACATTGCCGTGTGGAAGTTTGGTCGGTGTTTTAGTCATGCGGCTATCGTTGTTGATTGGCCTGCAATTATTCACGCCAAAATTAATGAAGGTGTGCTGCTAGATGATGGTACGCAAGGCGAATTAGCAGGGCGCGAAGTTCGCTTTTATTCTATTTTTGGGAGTGATTTATGAGCATGATGGGCGGGGGCGGTGCGAGTACGCCAAAAGCAAAAGAAGAGCCCGCATTAGGCAGCCTGAAAATTCAATCACAGGGCTATGGCAACATTATTCCACTGATATTTGGGCGAGTGCGCTTGCCTGTCTTGCTGTTTTTTTATGGTAATTTCAAGGCAGCCACCGTCCTCACGCCACAAGAAAATAGCAGTGGCGGCGGCGGTAAAGGCGGCAAGAAAGCCGCTGTAGCAACGACCACAACGTATAGCTACAGCGCGGCAGTGATGATGGGTATCGCGGCGAATGTCATTGAGAAAACGGGTAAGTTATGGGTTGATAAATTGATTCATCCAACTATCGCAACGGTTGGGCTGTCGCTGTTTACAGGCAATGCAATACAAGCCCCGTGGGGTTATTTAACCACTTACGAACCCACCAAGGCGGTGAATCTACGCCACTTTGCTTACATGGCGGCGAACAATTACGCCTTATCTGACACGGCAGGACTAGGCAATCATAGTGTCGAAGTTTGGGGTGCGTTTTGTGGAACGGGCATTGGTGAAGCTAATCCAGCGGACTTCCTGCCGTGGATAATGATTAACCAATGCGGTATTCCCACGGAACGCATTTCTATTATTCAGTCGTTTCGTGATGCCTGCGCCGCGAATGGTTTTCTATTCAATGTGGCCCTGACTGAACAGAAAGCCGCTAATGAGTTTTTTACGGAGATTTTACGCTTGTGTGGGGCTGAAATCGTGATGAAAAGCGGCTATTTTCATTTCATTACTTACAAAGATACGGGCTTAGTCACGGGCTACCATCTAACGACCGACGACTTTATTGTTGAGCAAGGCGAATCACCGATTAAATTCACTCGCAAAAAAGAAATCGACTGCTTTAACTCCATGAAGCTGGAGTTTTTAAACCGCGATAATGACTACAATATCGAGATAGCCGAAGCCTCTGATCTAGCTTCGATTGAGTCTATCGGCTTGCGTCCTAGCGAGACCATTACTGCCCACTACATTTGCCGTGCCGATCAGGCGAAAAACATCGTTGAGCAGTTGTTACAGCGTGAACTGGTGTTACGCAACACTTATGAATTTACTCTATCATTGCGTTATATCCGCCTTGAACCAATGGATGTTTTAACGATTACTGAGCCGATGTTAGGCTTATCAGGGCAAGCCGTGGTTGTTAAAAAAATTGTCATTACGCCTGATTATCAACTACGAATTACCGCCGAGGACAGTATCTGGCAAATCTGGGACGTGACAGGCTATGCCGCACCCACGACTACGCCTTATGTGCCGCAGTTATCCGTCTCTGTTGGCGATATTAATCCACCCATTATTTTCCCTGCCCCTGAAAGTTTAACCGCGACAGGCTATGAGTTATGGTGCGCCATCTCTAGCAATGATGCGAGTTATGGCGGTTGTGATATTTTTATCAGTGTTGATAACGGTGTGTCGTATAACAAAATCGGCACGCATTCTGCTGAGACTCGCATGGGGGTCGTAACCGCGTCATTGCCTGGCGTGTCTGGGCTGGATATTACCAGTGTTTTAGCGGTTGATTTAACGGTATCAGCGGGTGAGTTAACGACTATCAGTCAAGCCGCGTTTGATGCTAACTCTACATTGTGTCGCGTCAACACTGAGTTTTTAAGTTACCGTGATACCACACTGACTGCCACTTCTGCATACAACATAAGCCATTTACAACGTGGCTTGTTTGGTAGCACGACAGGCGCGGCAAGCGGTAATAGCGTGGTGCGTTGTGACGATAGTTTGTTTAAGTATGCCTACAGTGCTGCTTATAAGGGCGCGACGGTTAAGCTAAAGTTCGTGGCGTTTAATACCTTTGGTGAATCCAGACAAGACATTGCTGCCGTGCCGTTTTATAGTGTCACCCTGCCCAATACCACGGCGACTACTAATGCTAGTGCCGCGACACCTGCTAGCCAAGCCGCGCTCATCACCAGCGCACCTGTCACGACCACGCCTGCTGCCACTGACACCATTGCCATTGTTGACAGCACTACAGGCACATTAAAGCAGGTAGCCATCAGTAACTTAGGTGGCATTGCCGATGGCGACAAAGGCGATATAACCGTTGCTGCCAGCGGGGCAACGTGGATAATTGACGATGGCGCAGTCAGTTCGTCAAAATTAGCCGCTACAGACGTGACAGCGGGGGATTATACGCTGGCTAGCATTACAGTAGATGCGCAGGGCAGGATAACAGCAGCGAGCAGCGGGGCGGGAGGTGGGTCAGGAATAAGTGCAGGTATACCGATAATATCATTTAGTGCCGACACGACTACTCTACTTAGTCATGCTAACAGCGTACTTTATCATCCGTCTTCAGATACGACAGCCCGTGTAATAACTATTGATAGCAATGCCAATGTCGCTTATCCGCTCGGCACATCATTAACGTTTGATAATGATATGGGAGCAGGGGCATTAACAATTGGTATTGCCGCTGATACGCTAGTATTAGTGGGTGCGACAGGTACAACAGGTAGTCAGAAATTAGCATCAGGAGGGAGAGCGACAGCAGTTAAAGTAACGAGTACACGCTGGCGCATTACTTCACAGCAGCTTTCAGACCCAGGAGAAAAAGACCCATATTTTAGTAGTGTTAGCTTACTATTACCGTTCACTGTCACGGATGGATATTTGGATAAGTCCCTTGCTCCTAATGCTGTCTATACGCATCTTGCAGGGGGTGGCGGTGTATCTTTAAGTGGATTAGACCCATTTGGGCTAAATGACGGAGCATTAGTTTTTAACGGCGGCGACTCCTATTTGACGATTACAGCAGGGGAATTTGTTCATTATGGCATTGGCGATTTTACATGGGAAATGTGGGTGTATCAATCATCACCTAACTCAAATGGCTATCTTATTGAACATGGCTTAAGCGGAGGTCTACTGACATTATTTAGTGACCGCTGCTTATATTACAATCCAGACACAGGGATATCCTCTTTTTTATATTCTGTCGGACTTGGGGCAATAAGCATAGGTGCGTGGCATCATATAGCTATATCAAGAGTTAGTGGTATATCAAGAATGTTCAACGACGGAGCACTTATGTCATCTGGAGCAGATAATTACAATTATCTAGCATCAAGCAATATGACGATAGGTGCGTATGGAGGTGGAGGTTATCATCCAACTGCAAAGATAAGAGAGCTGAGGATAACCAAGGGTGTCGGCAGGTATGTAGCGTCATTCACCCCACCAGCACATCCGTTTCCACGTTCATAACTACATCAGAATGACATAAAAAGATTTATGTCATTCTTAGTTTTTTAGCGTAAAAAGTTTTACTATACAACAATAAAGTTTAATAAGTTTAACGCTTATCCAAGCCCAAATACCACCTTAAACCCAAACAAAAAAGCCGTGCGACTGTCACCAGTCATACGGCTTTTTTATTCTAAGTATTTTGAGCGTTATAACCTGCGTTATAATAGACTAAAATCGACTCAAACTAAGACAGGTTTTAACGGTT